CATCTCGCGGAAAAATCCGATGAGCTTATCATAATCCCGCTGGGTCATCTGCGTGGAACTCTCGACACCGCAGACGTTCCGCAGCACCATTCGGTACTGTTCGTCGTCGCCCCGGCGGATCAGGCCGAGCTGGGTCGCCGCCTGATGAATCACCGCCTTTTGTCGATTTGTCAGATTTCCACGTGCCATAGTTTTGCTCTTTATCCTGCAGCCGCTTCTTTACCCTGTTGCGGCATTTCATCTTCGTCCCGATGAACACTGTTGATGGTGTCGCCATTTGAAAGCTGCGAATAGGCCGCTTTGACCAGGTCCAGGGTGATATTCGGGAATTTCTGGATATTCTGCTGCTGGATGATCTGGGCCATCATGACGACTCGTTTGATCTTACGCACACCGCCCTTGCCGGGAATGCTCGCCAGTTCCGCTAGCCACCGGGTCACCTGGGGATGGAGCTTGACCTTGTCGGACTGGAGGATCTTGGCAATCTCCTGCTGGGTGAAGGCGAACTTTCCACCGCCCCCGCCTCCCCCTCCGCCATGGACCGCCTGAATAATATCCATCTGGATACAGACGCGTCCGCCAAACTGATCGGTAATCCAATTGCGGGTATCTTTGCATCCTTCATCGAGCATCCGAATAATCTTACTGGTCCCAATCAGTGCGACCGGGCAGTTCGTCAGATCATGGATATCACGGATGACCTCGAAGACTTTGAAATTCAGGGATAGGCGATAGATGAGCTGGTGGGCCTCATCCAGGATGAGCATACGCCCAGAATTTCTGAGCCGGTCGACGATACTTTCGATCATCCCCCGAACTCCCTTTTCCGCCGGTAATCTCAGAGCCGTACATAATTCGACCAGGAATCCCCGAACGGTTGTCATACCGGAGTTGATCCGAAGGTAAATCGTCCCGGGGTGCTTCGTGGCCCAGGTTTTGGCCGTCATGGTCTTTCCCCATCCGCTGGGGCCATAGATGATGGCAATATTGGCCGGGGATTCATCCACATTGGTCTTGGCGGCAAAGTCCAGGGAGGCGGCGATGTATTGAGCCACCCGTCCAAAGACAAATCCTTCGAATTTCGGGGAGTTCTGTTTTTTGCGGTCGTTATCGATCCAGAGCCGAATGGCCTTTAAATGGTCAGCAGGATTCGATGGATATTTTCCGGAGAGGACCTGTGAAAGAGTCGTCTCGGACATATCCACCTGTCGTGCCACTTGCCCAAGCGAATAATCCATCTCCTCGATATAGAGTTTGATGAGCTTCCGCTCGGCATCCAGTTCCTCGGGTGTTAACGTCTTGTTCATTGGCGTCCATGCCTCTGTCATAGCCCGTGCATCCTGCACAAGCTCTTCGGTTATTTTTCTATTCATTTTTTCTCATCTAGACCTCGCGAAAATGATAGAAGTCCGTCAGAGATGTCACTATCAATATCCGACGAATCAGGACCGTCCTGATTCTCCATTAAATCCGACTGTATAAAACTGATGGGTTCACTGTCATCGCCGGCCGCTTTTTTGAGGGGCTTAGCGATATTCAGCAGAGCCGCATCCAGATCGCTTCGAATCGGCGAATACCGTTCGATGTTCGGGTCGGGAATCTCACCGGCGGATTCCCTGGCGGCGTCTGCCGCCGCTTTGAGGGCCAATTCGGAAACATCCTTATGGGCCAGGTGCCGCACGTCGTCGGCCTGGCGAAGGGCTTTTTTGATGTGCCGCTTCATGGCCATGCCTTTACGCAGATGCTCATCCGTCATACCCTGGACGATCGAATTCGCCTTCGCCCGGCAGAGGAATTTTCCATCCATTCCCCAGACGGTGACCTCGGCGATGTCCGCCGGATCGTAGGCGATCCGGACCTCGCGGCCCTGGAGGGCAATCATCTCGGGTTGGCCCATCCCGAAATTGATATTGTTAAAGCGCAGGCCGTGCTTGCCGACCCCGATCGGCTTGGACCAAGCCATCAGCAGCAGATCCAGAATCCGGTCATCCGCCAGGCGTTTGACCGATTGGGTTTCGCGCATCACCTGCATCGGCGAGCGGCCTTCCATGCCGTTGCCATTATGCTCGGAAACATGATAAACTTCGTTCACCCACGTGGTGAGTTTCTTTTCGATTTCTTCAAAAGTCGGAATGCCGTCGCCGTTGGCGTCGAGAATCCGCTGCAGATCCTCCGGGCGATTTTCCGGTTTATTGCCGCAATAGCTCGCGAAGGTCTTGCAGAACTGATCTTCCATCGTTCGGAAAAATCGTTCGATGGGTTTGGACTGCGGATTATAGGGAATGGCAAACGTCACCGTGATGCCCATCTGGCCGAAGAGACCCTGGATTTGACCTTCGTTTAAATCGCCTTTACGGATCGCTTTATGCCGCTGGGGTTTGGTCCGTCCCTGAAGGACGAAGGAATCGTAATCTTTCCCATTATCCATATAGGCGTGGGCCGGCGGGCCGAACTCGGATTTACACGACCGGCGGAACGCCAGGAGAATCGTTGAGGAATTCGGGCTTTCGCACAGAACCCAGCCGGTGATCATCTTGGATCGCATATCTTCCCAGGCGGTCATCCAGGGGCGAATCAACCGGCCCTGGTAGCGGCACCACAAGTCAAGTTGGTGATGATCGCCCACCAGGCATTCGTTGCCGGACCACTGCTCCGGATCCCGCTGGAGATAGGGAGCACAAATCTCATTATAGGATTCCTCCCCTTCGCGGTTGAGGGTCAGTTCCGCCTTGGTGAAGGTGATCGCCACCCACCGCTGGCAGGATCGGGCGGTGCCGAACCAGTTCCAGCCGTTCTGAGCGGAAAGGGTCTGGACCATCCGCCAACAGGTCTTGACCGAGAGTTTATTAGTGGTCAGAAATAAGCTTCGAAAGGCGGCGATCGCCTCTTCGGAGATCGTTGTTTCCTTGGCAATGTATTTCGGGAGCAGTCCGCGAAGGCCTTCGGAGCGGTAGCGTTTGTCCCATATATATAAGGTAGCGCGTGAGACGTTTAAATCCGGATTGTTGGTCAGGAAAGCGTTCGTCGCATCCGTTCGAGTGATGTTCTGACGCAGCTGCTCGGTCAGGAATTCCTCCCAGCGTTTTAGGATCGAGAGTCGTCTAAAGGCCTCGTCGCGATCTTTCTGGCTGACGTCGCGAAGATCGGCGGGGAGCATGTGCGGGAGCTTGACCGCAAAGAAGCGGGGATCGGCCGATTCGCTGATCTTCCAGGATGGCTTGGAGCCGTCCATGCAAATGTGAGCCTGGCCCCGATCGGAGAAGTCTTTGCACATCCTCCGAATGGAGCCCTCGTTAAGGCCCGATCGTTTGCTTGCTTCTTGTATGGTAATGTAACGCATTTTTTAAAGCTCTCAGCTATCAGCTTTCAGTGTTCAGTTTTTTTCAACATGCCGTTCGACCAGGCGGATCACATCGTCCACCGTCTTACAGGCTTCGGCCTCATCGTCTGGAATAGTTCCGGCGACATTAAACGTGTCTTCGATTTCCATCAAAACTTCGACGCCATCGAGGGAATCGAGGCCTAAATCCTGGGATAGAAAATGATCGCGTTTGATCTGAGATGAATCGGCTCCGACCTGACTCGCGATGATCCCAAAAATCTTTTGCTCTGTTGCTTGCATTGGTGTTCCCTTCCTATGGTGGGCACAGCCCACCCTACACAGTCTGTAATTGAAACGCGGGAATGTGCTTTTTGATCCGGGCCGCTTCGGCCGGACAATCTTTTTCCCGTCTCGATTCCTGGCTGGTGAAATTGCCATAGTATTGATCTTCCACCAGGTCAAAGGCCGTTTGGCAATTCTCGCACCATAGATAATGATGGCGAACCACCCGGAAGATGTTTTTAGCTTTGGGCTGCTTTTCCCATCGGCCCACGTGATAATAATCCGGTCCAATCGTGCCCTGGCATTCTTTATTAGGACATTCTTTATAGGTTCCGCTCATTATTGAGCCTCCTGCCATTGTACGAGAGCTTGTTTGCATAGGACGACGGTTGGAGGATATGAATTGTGCTCCTTGGTATCCGTCTTCGTGTGCTTTTGGAGAATTGTCTCCAGAGCAGTCTTCATGGCTTGGATAGCCTGTTCTTGTTTCACATATCTATCGACATCAGGTAATGATAAATCCTTATGGATATGGTGAAAATCAAGAAAGGAATTAATCTGCCCATCAAGTTCCGGATCGATATCCTCGTACACTGAATAAAGAGCACATTTTGAAAGCAAGTCAATAAATTGGTCGAATTTCGAAATCGATTGAGCTTCAAGTTTGCGATTGATCTTATTCAGCTTGTGGTTTTGATCCCTCAGTATATTAATTTCATCTTGCATTCTCGCGATACGTGTATTGAGGTGACCTACATGATTTTCAATGAATTCTGTAACTTTTGTTTCGTTCATTTCTTCCCCCTTGTCGCGTGTTCGAATTCGATATTCACGGCTCGGTGGATCGCGTAGGCGTGGGTGATGGCGCGTGCGAACTCGGAGTTAAACTGATTCAACGCCTCACGATCGGATTCATCGACCTTGCCGTCAGAGATAATTTTCAAGAGATACTTTTCCCGGTCGAGCTCGTGCTGGCGAAGATCGATCAGTTCCTTAAGTGAACCCACCGCCCCCAGCGGCGTGGTGTTATCGTCGATCGGAATGACCGCCACCTGGCGGCCGTGGGTGATCAGGTCAATGATGCGGATGTCTCCGGTATAGATGAAGAGGCGATTGAGGAAGTCCGTGGTCGGGTTGGACTCGCCGCTCATGAACTTGCAGGTCTGCTGGTAGGAGTAGCCCGTCACACAGGCCATCTCTTTCCGGGCCAGGCCCTCTTGTTCCATCTGCTGCAAAATTTCCGTCGCTTTCGATATCATGACTTCATCCGTTATCATCATTCGACCATCCCTGGTGTTACCGAGCGGCTCCGCCGCCCATGACGGCTGTTAAATTCCAGCCATCAACCCTGTGAGAATGTTTGTTAACTATTTCCCTTTACACAAAAACACAATCGTTCAAAATACATCTATCAGCGAGTGCTCTTTAAAAAATCAATAGCTGCCGACCTCGACTGGCGAAGCCGGGTTGCTGTCCCGGATTCGCCGCTGGCATCCTTGCCTTGCGGCCAGGTTCACGGGGAGGAAACATTGCGAGAACCTGACCCTCATCCTTGACCTCAAAGGCACCCAGCGGGCATGAACCGCCGAGCACCCGATGCTGACTCGTTTGTCAAAGTGGTTGCCTGACTTATGAGGTCAGGCAACCGATCCAATTTATCGCATTCGCTTTATTGGTTAATGGGAAAGGATGGAGCCGATCCACCCGATCCCGGTGACCGGGAAAGTGCCCTGACGAAAAAAGCTGCGGTCCACCGGCTAGGGCCTGCGGGATTAATCTGCAGGCTGTAGCCCACAATTATTTCGCCGGGCTGTATCCCTGATCATTTTGTTTGAAGCTGTCGGCTATCAGCCGTCAGCGTTCAGTTTCAGATATTCAGTTATCAAGATTGTTACAACACACCCGAGGCTCACGAGGAGCCGGAAAGCTCGATGCCTGGGGTGAATCGACATCGAGCGAAGTGTTGTGCTCAGCTAGCCGAAGGGAGGATCGGTTGTTAAAGCGACCATCGCAATCGTCTGGACACCCCAAGATCGGACCTCAAGTCGGCCCGATTCAAATGCCCCGCGAGCCGGGGTATTGCATCGCGGGACGATGAGGTTTCTGCGGTCTGGAGCAGGAATAAATTGCCGGATGAAAAGAGCGGCGATAATACAGAATAAATGGCCCGGCGATCGTTGGGAATGAGACGCGGAATCGCCGAGCCACCACTTGCGTGATTTGATCCAGCCGCGTAGCTGGGTGATTAGCCTCTGATCTCGCCGCCTCAATGTATTAAATAAGAACGACGAGATCATTTTTAGAAAATCGGACGGACCATCCGCCCGGGGAACCCTTAGTGATTTTGAATTGGAGAATTTAAATGTTCGATCTTCTGTGTTCATGTCTCATTCCTTCCCAATCTTGTATATTTCATATTATTTCATATTGAAATAATTGTCAATATATTTTTCACGTTTTTGAAATGTTTTTGAAATTATTCGTTAAATTATTAAATAGCAAACATTTGTGATTGAAATAATATTATATATCTGCGATATAATGGGAAATATGAGCGAAACCTTAGGGAAGAAAATCAAGCGGCTTTATGAAGAAAAGGGGTATGATCAACAAACATTTTCCCAAAAATCAGGAATCCCTCAACCGACCCTGAGTAACATCGAAAATGATCGAAGAATGCCCAGACGCAAGACATTGGAGAAAATTGCCAAATCCCTTGACACCACGGTCGAAAAGTTGTTTAATGAAACTGGCACCCGTGAAGGTACAGTTAAATGGGAGCTTCCTCTTTTGGGGAAGATTGCTGATAAGCTCCCGGTGGAAGGGGAACTGCAAATGCACCCGGTATTGGCATCGCAATGGAAAGAGAATCGCATTCTTTATACGATTCCAGATGATGGATTGTCTCCAACATACTTCGAAGGTGATATCGTCGCAGCCGATCACTCTACGGATTTAACCCATGAGATTTCTTTAAAACAAGCAACTAATAGGCCTTGTGCATGTAAGCTCAACGGCAAAGATATTTTTCGAGTGGTTCGACAAGTCCAGGGGAAGATTGTATTGGATCCTACGAATAAGGAATACGAACCCAAAGAAGTAAAACCAAACGACGACTTCCATGTTCGAGCGGTTATAAAAAGATTGATCGACAGAGAAGGTCCGAAATATCTGTAAACGGTGAAAATATGAATAATCCGTGGGGGTTTCTATATCCTAGGCTAATTCTGGCAGCGATTTACTTTGTTGTTAGCATGATTATTTTGCTGATTGTTAAAATCATAAACTAGAAATCGATGGAGGATTATCCATGAAGGATGATGCTGATAAGATTGCCAGGGCAATGGTAAGAGCTAAAACGCGAGAAACGTTAATAATCATTGGAATAATCGTTGTTATTGCGATTATTCTAGTTATCGTTTTCAAAATATTCGAATTTTAAATATAGATGGAATCAAATATCCGTTACTAACATCGAAAAATTAAAACTCTGAATAAATTTATCTTGACTCAACAATCTAATCTGCTTTAATACCCATCGGTGTCGAAAAGACACCCCTCTGATCTCGCTTGCCTGGTCATAGATGACCGAAGGCAAGACATGAAAACGTCACGGATGACGGCGGGCAAGGAAAGCCCGAACCAACAACAGAAGAGAAATCAGGCATTAGGCTCTGGGCTTTCGGCTTTGGACAAAAGCTCAAAGGCCAAGGACCAAAGCCCATCTTCCTACCCTTCCGATCCCGGTGAGGCCCTCAAGGTCTTTCGCGAACGATACAAGCTTGCCAGAGAGTCCGTAGCCCGGAATCTGGATTGCTCCGATCAGCAAATCTACAATATCGAAAGCGGAAAATATCCACCCAAAGATAAATTTGCCCAGGCCATTATTGATCTGATTAAACGCCGTGATCCCTCGGCTGAATTCACGAAGAAAAAAAAGAATTCGAACGTCAAACATTCAACGGCCAACGCTCAACGGCCAACACCGAAGCAAGAAGCTCCGACTTGCGGCGATTGCAAACAATTTCAGCCAACGAATGATGAATTTGGGGTTTGTTCTGTTGGCTGCTATCACAAAAAACGCAAGGCAACAGCCCCTATGTGCGGAATGTTCGAGGCCAAGGCGGAAAATCCTTCGAACGTCGAACCTTCAACGTCCAACGCGGATCAGGCTTCAGGCTCTGGGCTTTCGGCTTTAGGCCAAGGTCCAAAGCCCAAGGACCCAAGCCTCTCCGGTTCGGTCGAACGGCAGCTTGAACGCATTATCAACCTGGCGATCGATACCGCGTCAATCTTCGCCAGGGCCACTCAGATCCTGACGGCAGAGCGGCTCCAGGGCGATATTGTCCTGAGCGCTCAAGCCCTGGCCATACGATCGTTTGCGAGAATCAAAACCCTGATCGTTCGGGCCGAAACCCTCCTCGAAAAAAATAAACATCTGGCCGGTTCCGGACTGGATAAAAATCTGGTTCTTGCGAAACACCATCTGCGAGATTCTGCGATCCACCTGCTTGGCTCGCGTTATGCGGGCGAAGATCTGATGCGATCGGTCTGCGAATGGCTCGACGAGGGAATCCGGGAAGAAATCAAGGCCATGGACGCGATTAAAGAGTGGAAGAGCTCGGAGCAAGAGGCGGCAGACGACAGGCTACCGGCTACGGGTCAGAGTTTTCGGGATCAAACCATCGAGAAATAAATTTGAAAGAAGCTGTCAGCGGTCAGCTCTCAGCTTTCAGCCAGAGAATAAAACGTGACTAAAACAATTTTAAAGGGCATTTCAAACGCGGTTTATGACATTCGCAAGTATGTGCGGATGTGGGCTGCCGTCAACATGAAGAGGGAATCATGAGCGATACGACTGAGGGTTCGCAAACCAAAGAATCGTGCTCGATGCACAATGATATGATGGCCAAGCTCGATCGAGCCCTTGAGGGGATGATCAAGCTTGGAGCATCGCTGCCGGTTCAGATCGCTGAAATCAATTCGACGCTGCGTGACCTGCGAACCATGATCATCGACAAAACCGAACTGCTTTTCAAACTCGATAAGGAAAAGCAGGAAAAAATCGCAAAACTCGAAACGGACATTGCCCTCATCAAGGCCCAAAAAGTCCCGACGACGAAGGAACTGGCGGACCTGAACACCGGGATCGCCCTGCTGAACGAACACAAAATGCCGCAACGGCTCTTTCGGCTGGAAAACTGGCGGGCGTATGTGCTCGGTGGATTGGCTACCGCGACGTTGCTGGCGAACCTCGGCCTTACTATCTGGAGTATCTTACACAAATGACAAGCTTAGAAGGTTTAGCACGAAAAGGACAGATCCAGGAACTCAAGGAAACGATCGACACGCTCGATACGCGGATCACCAGTTATGCCTCGGCGATTCGTCTGGCGATGCCCTATGCCTGCAAGCCCGAAGAGATCGATATCCGAGTCGTTCGGGAGAACACCAGGCAGCTCGAATCGGCCCTGAAGGAATACAACGAGGCGAAAGAACAGCTCAAAAAGCTGGAAGAGGCTTAAAACGCGTTTAAACAGCCCAGGACGATTTTGACGCCCTGAGTATCGAGAAAAAGCCAGATCGTTTAAGGCAGAGGCGGAGAGACGGCAAAAAACGAATTTTAGAAACAACAAACATGGCAAACCGCAAACATCCGAAAATTTTAGAGCTCCCGGAACCGATGATCGCGGCGGTCAATGAATTGCTCGCCAAGGGTAAGACCTACGAGCAGATCGCCCGGTTCCTGACCGATCAGGGCCATGAGATCGGCAAGTCGAGCGTAGGCCGATATGCCCAGGACATCGCCGAGGCGGCCCGCGAGCTCAATCTGGTGACCGAGCAGCTCAAGCCGATCCTGTCCCAGGTGGCGGAAAACCCGAATCTGGAACTCGGCAGCGTGGCGACGCAGATGGGTCTGATGCAGGTAATCAAGTTCCTCAAGGCAGAGGAATTCGATTCCGAGGATTCCAAGGCATCCGCCCTGGCGTCGATCTGCCATGCGGCCGCCCAGCTCCAACGTTCGCAGGCGGCGGTGGAAAAATACCGGCTCGAATGGCGGGAGAAAAAAGCCCAGGCGGATAAAGCGATGGAAAAACTGGGTACAGAAAAGGGATTTTCCAAGGAAACGATCGAGAAGATCAAAACGATTTACGGAATTTAAACACCATGCCAGGGAAGGCAACGACAAAACGAAAGGCCAACGCCAAACGGATTGGAAAGGCAAAAGAATCCAATCCGATGGCCTATTCCCTGGACGCCCTGAGTCAGCCCAAGCCCCTGGGAAGTTTCGTCGATGCCAACGAAAAACCGATCATTCCGACTTACCGCTACCAGAAAAAGGTCCTGATGTGTGAAAAGCAGTTCCAGATCTGGCTCTGGTCCAGGCAAACGGGCAAATCCTTCAGCATGTCTTTAAAGGCAGTTATAAGGGCCCTTGAAACCGGACGTAATCAGCTTATTCTGTCGGCCTCACAGTCGCAATCCGACGAACTCATGGAAAAGGTTCGGATGCACGCAGAGGCCATGGGTGTGGCCTTGAAGGAACTCGAATCCGAAGAAATTCACTATAAACGCCAGAAGCTCAATAAACGCGTGGCGGTTCTTCCCAATGGAGCCCGAATCATCACGCTCCCGGCCAACCCGCGAACCGCGAGAGGTTTCACCGGTGATGTGTACCTGGATGAATTCGCAATGCACCAATGGGACCGCAAGATCTGGGCGGCTGTATTCCCCTCCATTACACGAGGCGGTGGGATGCTGATTATCTGCTCGACCCCGATGGGGATGCAGAATCTTTTCTATAAACTCCAGTCGAACCCGAAGTTCGTGGTATTCAAGGTCACGATCCACGATGCGATCGCCGACGGCTATCCGGCCAAAGCTGAGGACCTTAAGGAAGGGATCGATGACGAAGAGCTCTGGCAGCAGGAATACCTCTGTGAGTTCCTGGATGAGGCGACCGCGTTTCTGTCTTATGAAAATATCCAGGCCTGCGAACGAGCGGATCTGACGAAGTTCCTGCCGATGGAATACGTCGCCGAAGGCGATCTCTTCGTCGGTATCGATATCGGCCGCAAACATGACCTGACGGTGATCTGGGTCTGCGAACTCCTTAACGGCATTATGTGGACCCGAGGCATCATCGAACTGTCTAAAACGCCCTTTGCAGAGCAGGAAAAACGAATCTTTAAGATCCTGTCCATGCCCAATGTCCGACGATGCTGTATCGATGCCACGGGCCTGGGCATGCAGCTCGCCGAATCGATGAAGAAGAAATTTAAATCGAAGGTAGAGGAAGTGACCTTCAGCATGGCTGTGAAAGAAGATATGGCCGGCAAACTCCGCGTTCATGTGGAAGATCAAAGCATTCTGATTCCGGTCGATAAGTCGATCCGCGACGATTGGCATGCGGTCAAGAAGGTCGTCACAAAATCCGGCAATATCCGGTTTGAGGCCGATCGTGGTCCTGGCGGGCATGCGGACCGATTCTGGGGAGCGGCCTTGTGTTGCGAGGCGGCTGGCACCAAAACCAAACGGGTCGGCTGCTGGTCCCCCAGAAATAGGAAAGTGGCTTAATCATGGCAAAAGCTAAACGCAAGACAACACGAAAAAAAGCGATCACCAAGAGCCTGCCCAATGGCGGTGCGGCGGTCGTTAAAAGCTATACGCCCAGTCAGTTCGCCCAGATCCTGATGGCCGACGGTGTCGGCGAAAAGGTCACACGGCCCTATGAACAATCGGTCTGGGTCAACCGCTGCATCTCGCAGCTCGCTTCGGAGATCTCCAGCCTGGGACTCGTGGTCTCGGAAAACAAGGACAAGATCCTTGAATTCGGGGAACTCTACGACCTGGTGCAGAATCCCAATGCGACGATGACCTGCCCGGAGTTTCTGGAAGAAACGGTTTCCTTCCTTCTGCTCGGCGGTGAGGTCTTCTGGGTCATCGCGGAAACCGAGGGCCTTCGGCCAAAACAGATCATCGTCGTCGGTCCGACCCAGATGCAGGAGATCGCCCCTCGCGGCAAGCTCCTCGGATGGCGGTATACCGACGATGAGGGTCAGTCGCATGTGCTGAGTCTGTACGATGTGATCCAGATCAAGTTCTGGAACCCCTATAACAAATTCCGGGGCCTGCCCCCTATCAAGGCCGCATGCCTGGCCGTCAGCCAGGATTACAAGGCCTCGATCTACAACGATGCGATGCTGACCAATGGGGCCGAACCCGGCGGTGTGCTCCAGACCGACCAGGATCTTGATGATAAACAATGCGAGCAGATCTATGCGAACTTCGAGGGCCGGCACCAGGGACCGGGCAAGGCCAAGTCGATCGCCATCCTCTACGGCGGCCTGAAATACCAGGCCGTCGCCTCTTCGATGATGGATATGCAGTTCCAGGAACTCAAGCGGATGAACCCGGAAGAGATCTGCATCGCCTTTAAAACGCCCCCGCCGGTGATCGGCCTGGTGAACGATGTCAAATATTCGAACCTCGGTGAGGCGATGAAACTGTACTTCCGGTCCGCGATTAAACCGCTGGCCGGCAAGCTTGGCGATATCTTCACCAGTAAGATCGCCCGACGCTTCGGCACATACTGGGTCTGGCCCAACTGCGACACCCACCCGGCGGCGATCGCCGAGATCATGGAACGCATGGACACGGCCAACAAGATGTGCACGCTCGGGGCCACGCTCAACGATGTCAATCGTCGGCTTGCCCTGGGCCTTCCGGAATACAAATGGGGCAACACCTGGTACAAGGCCATGGGATTAACCGATATCCAGGAGCCGATCGATCCGGGTCCGTCGATCCCGGAAGGCGAGGAGGTTATCGAGGAAACCGATACGACGAAAACCGAAGATGAAATCCAGAACGAGGAGATGGAAAAATCCATCGTTCAAAAATCTCTGGACGTGCTCAAAACGACGGTCTGGGAACGCTGGGCCTCAAGCCTGCGTCCGATCGAAAAACGATTCGCGGATGTCCTGGGCCGGTATTTCTACCGCCAGAAGCGGGAGATCCTCCAAAAGCTCGAAGGCATGGAAAAGAGCCTGAAAGCTCAGGGGATCGTCAAGACCTTGGACAAAGACGATGTGATCAAGATTCTTTTCGACGTCAACGACGAGAATGGCAAGCTCAAGGCGATCGTGCAGCCGATGATCGGCAAATCGGCGGCCTTCGGAGCCAGCCAGGCCGCCAGTGAAGTCGGGATGGAGAAGATCTTCGGCGTGGCCGATCCTCTTTCGATCAAGGCGATGCAAAATCGCTGGCCCAAGCTCCAGAAGGTCAATATGCATACTACGGCGATGGTTAAAAACGTCGTCGAAAAAGGGATTTCGGAGGGAAAGACCGTCGCCCAGATCGCTTCGGACATTCGCAAGAACCCGATATTCTCCGGAACGCGGGCCATGAACATCGCCCGAACCGAGACCGCCGGTGCGGTGAGTCAGGGCCGGCTCGAAGGATTCCAGACGCTGGGCGTGCCCAAGAAGGCGTGGCTCTCGGCCCGGTCCGGAGAAGTCCGAAAGAGCCATGTGATCGCCGATGCGACCTACACGAAAAACCCGATCCCGGTCAATGAACCGTTCAAGGTCGGTAATTCCCGAATGATGCATCCGGGCGATCCGGCGGGAGCGGCCGAAGAAGTGGTCAATTGCCGCTGCTGCGTGCTGCCCGTGGTGGAAAATAACAGTGTGCGAAAGACGATCGAGCGGTATGCCGTGGTGAAGTTTTTAAGTTATAGCGACTTTGTTCAAAAGTCGGTTCAGGAATAAGGAACAAAAAATGATCAAAACCTTTCATAGCGACGGAGCGGTGATCAAGGAAATCGGCGAGCATGGATTCGGCGGATATTTCTCGACGAAGGAAATTGACCGAGATCGGGAGATTATTCAGCCGACGGCCTTCAATAAATCCATTCCGCAGTACATGAAAAACCCCGTGGTGTACCCATGCCACATCAGGGTGGCTCCAGACGGCAGCCCGACGCAGATCGCCAAGTGCCTGCGGATTCGAGTAGATGATTTTGGGGCTTATGGCGAATTTGAATACGCCCCGACGAAGATGGCCAAAGAATGGAAGCCGCTGATTAAGGATCGTTTCGTTTCGGGAATGAGCCATAAATCGCTTCCTGGTAAAAGCGTCGACAGACGACACGCCGACGGTGGTTTCGTTCGGGATTGGTCAGAGTTGGAACTGGTCCACATTGCCGTCGAAGGCGAGAACTCCAATCGCGGTGCCCTGATCGGAGCGATGGGCAAGGGCATCAGCGACGATACGCTGATCGACGCGATCGTCAAATCCATTGACGGCGAAGAAACGATCGAAAAGCAGCTTCGGAGCGAGCTAAATAAAAACGCGATCGCAATGAGTGTGCTCGGAAAAGAGTTTGGCGAAGTAGTCGCTATCCTCAAGGGGCTGGCCTCGAAAGACGACGTGGTCAAGGCCCTGGATGATTTTCGAAGTGAGATACTCGATCCCGACGGTGTTTATGCGCGAGCCCTTTCGAACCGGGCCGCGACGGACCCCTCGATCGATGAGAACGGTTCGAGCGAGTCGGTCCTGCAGGAGCTGCTGGCGGCGACTCAGGTGAAACGATAAGCAGCGGACGAATCAAAACTATTACATGGAGAAAAAACATGGCTGACAATGAAATTGTCAAACAGATTGGAGAAAACGTCGCGGGTATTACCAAGTCCGTCGGTGAGGTGGAAAAGAAACTCGCCGAAGCAGACGCCGTCGTCAAGTCGCTCCAGGAGAAGGTCGCGACGGTCGAGAAAAATGCCGGCGATAAACTTGCGGCGTTGGAGAAGGTGATCTCGGCCCAGAAAGAGCTCATATTCGAAAATACGGGCACTTACAAAGGGAAACTGCCCTCGAAGAATCATGCCCTCCTGGCCGGGCATTATTTCCTGGCGACGATGATGGGCGATGCCAATAGCCCCGTCTCAAAGGCCTGGCTCGACAAGCAAGGAATCGAGATCGTGAAGGCGATGGGGACAGGAACGACAAGTTCCGGCGGTGCCGTGGTGATTCCGGTCGTGCTTGCGACGACGATCCTCGATTTGGTCGAGGCGGACTACGGTACTTTCCGCAGGGACTGCGGAAAGACGGTCGGGGCTCCCGACAAGACTCCAACGAAGGAAGGAAACGTCAAGGTCTACAATCCGCAGGACGGCGGCGAGATCAAGGCGTCGGATCTATTGCTCGGCCTGAAAGATCTATCCTACCAGAACTGGGCGTCGCTCTCCGTATGGACCCGTCAGCTCGATGAGTTTGCCATCGTGTCCATCGGAGAACTCATGACGACCTCCATCGCCGAGGCCATCGGAGAGAAAGAAGATGAGTGCGGATTTGTCGGAGACGGTACTCCGACTTACTTCGGTGTGACCGGGCTCATGAATGCCGTTGGAGCCGCCGGCGTTGTCGAAGTCTCTGCATCGAGCATTGGGAACCTTACGCTCATGGACATTCTGACCGGTATGTGCAAGTTGCCCCGACGGCACAGAAAGACGGCAAAGTTCTACGGGGAGGCGACCGTGCTCGCCTACTGTTACGGCGTCAAAGATGCGGCGGGCAATCAGATGCCGCTGGCCCAAATTCAGATGGAAAATGGCGACCTGCCGAGACTCGCGACCAAGCCGGTCGAAGAAGTGCCGTGCATGCCCGACATTTCGGAAATCTCCGCAGGGTCCAAATTCCTCATCTTTGGCTCACTGCAAAACGCCGCAACCATCGCGACAAAATCGTCGATGGTCATCGAACGATCGTCGGAGTTCGGATTCGCCAATCACACCCAGGCGATCAAGAGCTACGAGGTCAAGGCCATACAAGTCGTCCATCCTGGCACGGCAACAAAGGTCGGGGCGTACATCGTGTTCAAACTTAAATCGTAATCATAACGGAAGCGTAACTCCGGGCCTGGGTGAACACCCAGGCCTATATTAGAAATCAAAAACAATTAATGACGAAAGGCAATACCATGGCGAAAGATACGAAAAAAACAAAGACAGAGTACAAGTGCAAGATCGGCCTGCTTCGCGAAGGCGACAAAATGTACACCATCGGTCAGACGGTTCCTTTGACTGACGAACGGGCGAAGATTCGCCTTGCGGATGGAACGGTTGAGTCCGTCACGATCGAAGTTCCGGATGCGGAAGCGGTATCGTAACGAGGCATTTAACGGATCATTAACCCTCAATTAAAGAAGGATTAAACAATGACAGCAAGAGCAAGTGATGGACAATTTACGGGAGTGCTTGGTGCGGGCGATGAACGCAGCCTGGCGGTCAAGGCGGAAACCAAGATCTATAAGACGGCCCTGGTCGGTCTTGACCGGGCGTCCGGATACGCTCGCGGCCTGGTGGCAGGCGATCAGTTCCAGGGCATTGCGTATGAGCACGTGGACAACACCTCCGGGGCCAATGGGGCCAAAAATGCGGTGGTCTACAAGAAAGGCGAATTCCCCTTCGCCCTCTCTGGAGCGGCGAAGACGATGATCGGACGGCCGATCTTCGCCAGTGACGATGCGACGGTGACTCTCGCGGGTGCCGGAAACTCCTACATTGGACGAATCACCGATGTGCCCGAGGCCAACGTGGTGCTCGTAGAGATCGATCCGATGCACCGGCTCACCCAGACGATCAGCGTTCCCTTGAGTTCCTCAGCTGCAGCGGCCACGAAGAACTATGTCGGATCATTCCGGACTCCGATCGTAGTGGTCAATGTCGGAGTCTCTTTCGAGACGCTGCCCGATGTCGGGGCTCTCAATGTCGGGACGGACGATGCCGATCCGGACGAGATCGTCGATGCGTTCGACCTCACCACGCTGACTGCAGGCGATGTGTCCAACATGACGCTCGCCGGCTCAGCGGTTGCGGCCAACACCCGGATTTTTGCGACGGTGGGAAAGGCGACATCAACCGCAGGCGTTTGCGGCGGGCTGACGATGGAATATTTCCCGATGCCGTAAATCCGGCGACAGGCTGCAGCTACGGTCTACAGCGACAGAAAAAACAATTCGGCTTGTCTTCACCGATGAGCCGAGTTTTAAGAAAGACAGCGTTGGACGTGTGACGTTGAAAGTTGGAAGTTAAAGAGTAAAACATGCTGGCGAAACTGTATGACAATTCGGGAAACGGACTGGGCCTTAAGAACTGGCTGGAGGTCGACGATGCCGAGACGAAACATGATGCCCTGTTAACGGGGCTTTTAATGGCCGTTTCAGGACGGTTTGAGACCGCTTGTCACCGCATCCTGGGACGCGGTGAAAACGTCATCGAGATCCTCGACGGCGGTCGAAATACCATCTGCTTGAAACGGTATCCGATCGAGTCGATCTCGAATGTCGTCGAGTCGCGGTACCAGGACTGGGACAACGGCTATGTTCTCACGGAAAAACAAAACTTCTTCGCCGATAAAGAAAGCGGTATCCTTCGCCGTGAAAACTTTCGTTGGGGAGTCGGGCCTCAAAGCGTTCGTGTAACCTATACCGGAGGTTATGTCCTTCCGAACGATACCGTCGGCAGCGGACAGGCCGCGTTACCAGCGGAGATACAGTTCGCTGTGCTGGAACAGTGCCGGTATCAATGGAAACGTCGCGGCGATCTGGGCGTATCCAGTGCCGGCGTCAATGGGGGAAACTGGCAGATCGCCAGTAATGACGAATGGCTGTCATCGGTCAAAGCCGTGATCAATCGGTATTACCGGTATTAAACGAATAAGATAAAAATGATTCTGGAAATTATCCTGACAAATCGAGCCCTTGAAACAATCAGCCGTCATAAGCGGATTGGCGATAAGCTCGTCGACGGCCTTCGCAGCGGCCTTCAGGATTCCCTGGTGGATACCCAGCGCTTTATTATGGCCGAAGAACTCTCCGGGCAATTACTGGATGTTCGGACCGGATCACTGCGACGATCGGTGATCGTCTTTACCTGGTCGGATCCGGATGCCCTCGGCGGCATCGTCGGCATGGCCAAAGGACCGGCGGATGCGTATGCCGAGACACAGGAAAAGGGAAAAACCATCACGGCCAAGAAAGGCAAATATCTGGCGATTCCCCTGCCGTCGGCCCTCACAGGATCGGGCGTTATTCAGGGAAAATACAATGTGCCGCTTCGGACGCTGAACCTCATGTGCTTTCGATCGAAGGCGGGCAATCTGATCCTGGCCGAACGAAAACGGTCGTTTATGAAAGTATCCTGGACGAAGGCGGATGGAACGCAGGTCAAGAGCCGCGTCCGATTCGATTTCAAGCCGCTCTTTGTGCTCAAAAAAAGCGTGACGATTCCGGAGCATGGCTACATGCGGCAAGCCCGTGACCGCCTCGCGGGTCTGTTACCGGGCTATCTGCAGGAACGGATCAATCGGGTCCTGGGAGCGTAGGAAAAGAAAAGGAACCACGAAGAGCGGAAGAACACGAAGGCAAATAATGACGACGAAACGAAAAACCATTTTAAATACGATTCAGACGCTGATTGAAGGGATCAAAGACCCTTCCAATGCGGAGAAGGCGTTTTTTCATAAAGTGGTCCGTTGCCACTTCGAGCCCTGGAACCTCGATCCGCTGCCGGCGTGCTCGATCTGGCCGGGTGCCCGTAATCCACGGACGGCACCGGATAACCTGGTGCGATTCGATTTTGGCATCGAGATGCACATTGTCGTCTCGGGCCATGAAGACAAGGTCGGTGATCAACTCGAAGATGCGATTTCCCTGCTGGAATCGATGTCGGAAGCCAATGTCACCGTTCCAGGGGTCTGGTCGAAGCTCTCGTTTGTCGAGGATGACACCTACCCTTTGCCGGCCAATAAAAATGTCGCGTTGTACAAGGTCGTATACGGCGTCGTTTACGATCGATCCAAAGGCAATCCATAACAGGAGATAAAACATGTCTGTAACACTGATTCGCTTGATCAATGTGTACAAATTAGAGTTCGGGGCAACAACGCCCGTAACGATTCCCGGTGTGCTTTCCATCACCAGCAGCGTCAAACGTCAGATGATGCGATCACAGAACGCGGACGGGGCACCCGGGCCGTCCAATTCCCATGCGGTCAATCAGGATCTTTCTGGTAAGGTAACCTTCGAAGGCTACGGCCAGCGATCCGCCCTCCTCAAGAGTTCCCCTGAACCCATGGTGGCCTACGGTGAAGATGCCGAGTCCGGAGCCAAAAAGAAAGTGACATTCTTGAATGTCCTGTTCGAGGGCGACGACTCCAATATCGCCCAGAACGGCCAGCAGAAATACGGCGAGACGAGCGTGACCTTTATTCAGGATAATGAACAGAACACCGACGGAACGTGGAAGACGATCGATGACCTGGTCAAGGTCGAGGCGGCGACGTAAGCCATAAAAAGGCTACAGACTCCGGTCTACGGGCTAGAGTCTGAAGAATCAATAATTCGATTCGTCTTCACCGATGAATCGAGTTTTAAACGAAACGATGGAAAGTGTAAACAATGACGGATAGTTTGGAAATACAAGCGAAGATCAGCGGCGTTGAGACGGTCAAGCAGTCTCTCAATGATCTTGCGCAGGCGGAAAAGGCCTTCGGCGACGAAGTTCAAAAGGCCAGCCCCGCCGCCCAGACCGCCGCCAATGCCATCACCCAGGTCGGCCAGGTGGCGGCCTCCGCGAAGCCCGCCGTGGCCGATTTTTCAGCAGCGATGTTTTCCGTGGGCGAGGATGCTCAGTCGGATGCCATCGAGGCCAACTCCAAGGCTATTTCAACCAGCGGTGACGCGGCCAAAACCGCCAAGCCGTCTCTAAACGATTATGTTGCCGCAATGTCGTCTGTTGGCGAAGAAGCCCGGAAAACCAAGACGGTAATCGACAGGACCTTCATCAATAGTCTTCTGGATAAAAAGGCCGGCGAAGATGTTTTTAAAAATCTCGACAGTAATCTGGAAAAGGTTGCTAAAGACTTTGGACCTGTGCATGAAAACTTTGATCAGCTTCACGAGTCGTTAGGGGTTGCAGGGAAAGACGCTGATGATCATGGAGGCAAACTTTCCGGGCTCAAGGGAATGTACGACAACCTGGCCAGTGGGGTTAAGAGTTGGATCGCAGGTTATGTCGGGTTTCAAGCCATTATCGGCATGATTAAGGATTATATATCCCATCTCGAACAAGTGAAGGAAATTCAAAAGCAAATTGCGGAACAATCCTCAAAGAGCCAGGGCTCGCTGCATGGGCTCGCTTCTTCTATGGGCGATCTCTCCGACGATGGTTTCCGGCGTGCCCGGCAGGTGGCTGATTCCGTCGGCAAGGCCGGCGGATTTGAAAGTCTGGAGACCTCCTCCGCCTATGCCTCCCGAATCAATGCGATTCTCGGCGGAAAGATTCGCGAAAATATGCCTATCGGCCAGGCCATCGCGGCATTTGCAGGAACCAATCAATTGTCCGTTGAAGATACCGGGGCCTTCGGTGAGCTCTTAAAACGTTTTGGGGCTACGAAATCCCAAGACTCCGTCAATCAATACGCCGCCAAACTCAAGGCGGCTTACAAGGCCTCCGGATCGGGCGAAGAAGGACTTGGCGGTTTTCTTCGGATGTACCAGGAGGGAGCCAACAACCTGCTTGAAGGCGGCATGGGCTTTGATCAGTCGCTGGAGTATATCACAAGGATCCGAGAGGCGGCAGCCAACGCAGGTGAGGCGGAAAGTGCCATTCGTCAACTGTCGATGGCGGCCATCAAACCTGAAGGCCGCATGAAGACCCTGATGTCCATTAAGGCGACGGAAAAGGGGTTAAATCTTTCCGATATAAAAGATGCCAGCCAGCGAATGAACATGATTATCAACATGGTGACCTCCGGCGAAGACCAGGCCCTAATAGAACAGGCGATGGGACGCCGGGAATATGTCACACTGAACCGGACGTTTCGTCCTCAAAAAAAGGAAACGGCCGGAACAATCAAGGAAGCGATTGCCGGTGCTAGTTCGGCGGATGTCGTTCGTCAGAATGAGCAATATGCCGGATCTGAAATGGCCAAAGATGCGGCCAGCAAACTTGATATCGAAAATTCGAAGCTGGATGCCGGACGAGGCCAGACGGATTACGCTCGTTTACAAGAGAAAGCAACGGCCGAATACAATATTCAAAAATCTAGAGGTGGGACGTTCAGAGTCAGCCAAGAGGTATTCGAAGAAGAGTATGTTGTCCAGGAAATGCTCTCAAATCTTGAAAAAAAGAAAATGAAAGCGAGAGAATCTGGAGATGCAGAAGGCGAAGGAAGAGTTTCAGACCTTATTTCATTTCTTAAAAAACCTGAAATGGTACCGCTACTGGCTAACAAATATGGAATGAAGGATGAATGGATGACAGAAGCCGGACAACGGTACCAGCAGGTCGTCAATTATAACGGTGGAACGTATATCTACCAGGACGGACGGTCCAATCCGCGTAAGAGTCCCGGATCCAATCCGATCGGCGGAGGCGATTCAAATAACCAAACAGGCAGCGGGGAGGCACGATGAGCAGCTTTGACGGCAAAGACATCTTCGGCAGCGGCCCGCACACGATCGTCTTTGAAGAGATCCAGGTCGATAGTTGGAAAAAGGCCTTTCCGGGTGTACACGGAACGCTGCATTTTACCGGAGGATGGCGGGGACGCACGGGGACGATTTCGGGCCGCCTCGAGGCCGAAAGCCCGGAAGAGATCGACGAGTTGGTGGACGCTATCGAGGCCTATATGGTCGATGGGACTGCGGCGGAACTGGTGGATCATTTCGATCGAAAGTTCCAAAATATTGTGCTCGAACCGCCGCTGAAATTTAACGGACAGATGATCCACCTTCCCCAAGACAAGGATGCAGACGATCTTTGGATCCAGTCATACGAACTTAAGATCACACAACTGAGAAAATAGAATATGGGAATTACCAGACGGCCTTTACAACTCGGTTCAACGATCAGCCCCCCGGCTGTGTACACCTCCGAGGACCGGATCCACTGGCAGTTCGATCCGAGACTGCATCCGGCAACGATCAAGCTTTGTGCCGGCAAACTTGGCGGATCGGCGATCGTCGATGTGGCCCTCGACCCTGAGTTCGATACCGCCGCCGCCCTGGCGAAATATACCGGCCTGAACCAATACATTCTGATCGATACGGGCGAGGAAAATTCCGATCTGATTACGAACCTTTTTACCGGCCGAATCGTCAGGCCCGTCTTGACAATCGGCGGCGAAGGAAAAAACTATCAGGAAGGTGTGGCCCTGGACTGCGAACACATCTGTAACGATCTGCGAAATGTCTGGATCAACGGCCGCGTGATCGTTCGGGCCCCGAACCTGGCCAAGAGCCTGGAGGGCGAAAGCGAAGAGACGATCGCGGCCCAAATGGCGAGCAATTACCTGGTGATCTCCAAACCGGCGATCGCCAACTATCGCGGCAAGGGCAATATGTCGAAAACGACATTCCGGCGGGAGACCGTCGACGGCGTGATCGACTGCCCGGTATTTTCAGGACAGGAAGACGGCTTCGATCCGAATGCCCTTCCCTTCACCTATCGTCACCTGTTCCGGTACCTTGTCGGATGGTATGCCGGCAGCGACAAAAAGGAATTCGATTTTACGATCATTGACTTTTCCGACTTTGTCAAACTGCTGATGGGCGTGACGAAAGACGAAAAGATCGATTATTATCTCGATCAGCCGGCGGTGGAGATCAGCCTTCAGGGACACATGCTCGATGTCCTCGACAAAGTGGCCAAGGCGGCGGGGATCAAATACGGTTATCCGGCGAGCTATTCGAACAGCTCCCGGCCCGAGGTCGCGTTCAGTTTCCGGGCCTGGGCTCCGGGAACGGGTACGGTGCGGTATTTCAGGCTCGAAAAGCCGCAGAGAAATATCGTCGGTAACGGATGGCCCAAAGAAACCAACGATGAGCTGCTCGAACGCAATAACATCGATGATATCTACCTGGGCATCGATTCGAGCCAGATCGTGACGTATGTGAATGTCTCGGGATCGCCGGTGCGGGTCGAGTTTACGGCGGAGCTGGTACCGGGCTGGCCGGTCGATACCGTGCTGGACAATCCCGCCGATGTCAAGACGGCCAAGAGCGCAGCCGCCAAACACTGGCTGATGGACCCCTCGGATCTTACCTCGGATGTCTGGTACCGAACGTACCATGCCGACAGCGGAGCCGCCGGTGAAAAGCTTAACTACGGCCGGCTTTGGGTGCTCAATGAAGATGAGGGATTCGAACCGAATACCGATTTTCCCTTCCCCTACAACCGGGCGGTTTTCTCCCTGGTAGAGAAACTCAACCTGACCGGAGAATTTACCGGCAACGATTATCCGGCGATCGACTGGAAAAAGGCCACGGCGACACGGCCCAGGAAATTCTGGCCGTGTCTGACCTGCGAGGCCAGCGGCAAGAGCCAGGGCGTCGTAACCGAAATCAGCTTTGACGGCGGCGGGACGTGGCATGCGATGAACTCCGGAGTGCGGAATCTGGAAAACCGCTGCGGGGTTTATCTGGCCGTTGGGGATCTCTCGACGCTCATGCCGTCCGGTGTGGACGATCCCGTGATCGCCAACGCCTGGTGGGCGATGCTGGATAAAAAGTTCCGGGTGCGGGTGACGGCTTGCGTCGAGCTCGATGTGGAAATCAACGCCCAGCAATCGATCGGGGCAACCGTCCCCTACTGTCTCGTTCATGAAGACAAGCATCTTCGGCTCTGGAAGCGGCTCAAAAGCAGTAAATACACGGGCGACGCCTACAAAAAGTTGCCGGTGCAGGAATACGACGATCGAAAAAAAGCGATCGATCTGGCCTCGACGATCCTCAAGGCCAAGGCTCAATACCAGTTACCGGGGCGGTTTGTTCTGCCCTGGCTGGAGACGGAATACGATATCGGCGATGTGGTCGAAAAGATCGACGGCCGGGAGATTCCACTGGCGATGTCGGTCGGAACCTATACGGCCATGCCGGAGGTATATCAGATCATCTGGCGGGCGGATAAATCATGGAGTACGGAGATCTGTCTGTCGGATCACCGGATGGCGAGTGAAACAATATAAAAAAACGACGACAGTCTGCAGGCTGCAGACTACAGGAAGAAAATAATGCGAGTGAAGATTTCGACATTGCAATCGACCGACTATCTGCCCGGAGATTATCTTCGGCTGCTCTGGGATCGCGGCGACGGCGGCGAGCTCGAGACGCTGGTCGAGAAGATCGCCGTTTTCCCGAATCAGGAACTCGGGCCGATCTTCTCGCAGCGGATTTTCGGGGCCGGGACGTTTTGCGGCGGAGCAAAAAGCGATTGCACGTTTGCCAACCGCACGTATGCCGCCGGATCGTTTGCGACACCGATGGGTAGCGTGGAACTGCTGAATCGAGAGATTCGGCGGGCCGGGCTTTACCACTTTGCGATCCAGGCGTTTGACTTCCTGTGTAATGCGACGGCATCGGGCCAGTGGAAGACATTCAACGTGTGGGTCTGTGAAGAGCCGACGCCGCCGGCGAGCCTGAAGGGACAGAGTTACGACCAGACAACCAATACGTTCGTGTTCGGGTTTATACCCAGCCGAAGCCTGCGTAGAAATTAACGCTCATTTAAACGGAGTTTAAATTCATGACAACGCCCAATGAACTATTTAAAGCCGATGCCAGCTATGAGAGTCTGGCCGGAACGACCGATGTACGGACGGGAATCTCCTATCCGCCGGCGTCGTGTTCGGCGACCTCATCTCCGACGCTGCTGACCCAGGTCAATCGGCAGGCGGAACGGATCAACGCAATCCTGGCGGCGATCGCCCAAGGCCGTGTGATCCAGGAGGCGGTTTTAAAAATCGGTATATGGCCGATTACGTACCGTTTAAACGGGGTTTCAAAGATCTATACCGGGACCTCCGCCGAAGAGGTTACCGATAATGCGACGAACTATGTCTATCTTAACAGTGCCAATACGCTGGTGATCAATACGACGGGATTCCCAACCGATCCGGCGACGTTCCTGCCCCTGGCCCAGGTGACGGCCCTCAACGGGGCCATCAGTGCGATCGCGGATTGCCGGCCGATCTTCCAGACCTATTATCTCCTGGCGGCGGGCAGCGGCCTGGCGTTCAATAGCGGCAGCTTTTCGATCGTAGCGGGCGGTGTGGCGACGGCGATGCTGGCGGATCTGGCGGTGACCGAGGCCAAGATTGCGGCTTTGGCCATCAGCAGCGGAAAGATCGCGGATGCGGCCGTCATCGAGGCGAAACTCGGGGCTTTGGCGGTAACGGAGGCAAAGATCGGAAACCTCGCCGTGACCAGCGGCAAGCTCGCAGCGGCCAGTGTGACTGAGGCGAAACTCGCCGATACGATCGCCGATGCGATCCCGACGATTACCCTGTCGGTGGCGGCGGAATCGGGCAATACGATCGCGGTGACGGTCCAGGGCAAGGACATCCAAGGCAACAACAACGCCAATCGATTCCTCTTTCACTGCTGGCTCTCGGATGCGGCTTATGGTGCGGAAACGGCCACAGCTCCGGATGGAACGGTGAGCTTTACGACGGGAACTCTCCTGCAGGAAACGACGACCAAGAAACGCTGGCTGGCGGTGGGAGATGCCACGGGCAAGGCCATTCTTTCGATCGGGCACAGCACGACGGGAACCTGGTATTTGAATGCGGTCATTAATGGAAAAGTATTTGCGAGTTCGGCGATTACCTTTGCATAGGCGGTTCATGAATGTATCGGCGGCATCCTTTAAATCCTGAGTTCGGACGATCGCGGCGGATGGGCTTCCATCTGACGGGCGGAATGTTTTTTCCGCTGGTCGGCGGCGGGCATCTGCTTTATCGATCCGGAGCGAACGACGATGCGATCGACTACAACTTGCCGGTCGGCGTCGCAGGGCCTACGGATGCCGAAGTGACGGAAATGACCTACATGCCGCATGAGCCCAACGCGACGTATCGCTATGGCCTTCGGGCGATCGCCCCGTGCGGATGTGAGGAACAAAACACCGATGTGGTGACATCGATTACGTTCGACGCCGATGGCAACCTTGCGAAATTCCAGGCCAACAGTCCTTGGGGCCTTCAGGTGAAAGTGGTCAGTAAGACCGCCACGCAGGTGATCTGGAAATATGATGCGGCGAATGAAAAGGCGAGCCCGAGAAAATTCAACCTGTACTGCGATGATGTGCTGGTCGGACAGGCGGGCTATACGAAAGGTTTAAAAACATTTTCGGCCACGGCGTCTCACAGCGAATCGCTCACGCATCGATTCCGAGTGCGATCGGTTACGGCGGAAGGCATCGAGGATGAGAACACCGTTGAAGTTGTAGCGTTTTATGACCAGGTGGCTCCTCCTAGTCCGCGAAGCGTGATTGTGGAAAAGATCGGAGGCGGGCTATGA